GCCCGATGGTATGGTTGAACGGCACGCCTACGACGATGACCATCAACGGAAATGCGGTGATATTTGGAACCCAAGCCGACAAACTAGCTTCCGGTTTCAAGCTCCGCACTGGCGCCGCCGCATACAACGCAGTTGGGAGCAACAGTTACACGGTGTCGGTCTCTGGCGCTGTGTTCAAGTACGAAGACGCGCAAGGTAACCCATGACCACAGCAGCAACCCCAATCCAAATCATCAGCAGGGCGCTCAAGGACATTGGGGCGCTCGAGGCTGGCGAAACGCCCACCGCAGATGCGGCGCAGGACGCTTTCGAGATGCTCAACGACATTGTTGGGCAATGGTCAAACGAAAACATGATGGTGTACTACACATCGGAAATCATCTTTCCGGTTGTGTCCAACCAGATTCAGTACACCATCGGACCCACCGGCCAGATCGGCGCCACGATCACCGGCTCGATTGCCGGAACGGTCCTGACCGTCACCGGCTTGGCGTCTGGCGCCATTTGCGTTGGCCAGAAGTTATCCGGCACCGGCATCATTCCCGGCACGATCATCGTTGATTTCGTAACCGGCGCTGGCGGCAATGTCAACTTTTTGGGCACCTACACGGTCAGCATTCCGCAGACAACGGCCAGCACATCAATTCGCGCTTACTACGAGCGCCCGCTGTCCATCTCCTCGGCATTTGTGCGGGTCAGCACCACATCCAACGGCGTGCCGATCTATGGGGGCGGCTTGGACTACCCGGTGGCCGTTCTTGGGATTGATGAATACCAAATGATTGGGCTCAAGAGCCTGAACGGCCCCTGGCCCAAAGCAATCTATTACCAGCCAGCAGAGCAGCTTGCCACGATCTTTGTCTGGCCCAACCCGGCGCAGGGTGAGCTTCACCTGTTTACCAGCACGAGCTTCTCGGAATACGTCAGCCTGTATGACGCAATCAATCTTCCGCAGGGCTACAACATGGCGCTGCGCTGGTGCCTGGCCGAGCGCCTGATGCCGATGTACGGCAAAGTTTCGCAAGCGCAAATCGCAATGATTGGCGGCTTTGCAGCCCAGGCCAAGGCTACAATCAAACGCACCAACATGCTTCCGGCCCCGGTCGCTCGATACCCCGACGCGCTACTGATGGGCAAGGCCAAGGACGCTGCGTTTATCATGGACGGCGGATTTAGGTAACCCATGCCAGATTTCGGCTTTGTCGGTCCCAGCTATGAGGCGCCCAGCATCTACCAAGATGCTCAGGAGTGCATCAACTTCTACCCCGAAGTTGACCCGACAAAGCCGCCTGGCACTCGCGGGATTGTGGCGCTCTACCCAACGCCAGGCTACACGGTAGCAGCTCAATTCAGCGCTGGCCCGGTTCGCGGGATGCGGGCGCTCTCCGGTGGTAAATATCTGGTGGTGGTCTCAGGCAACACTGCCTATTCAATGACCTCGGCCATGATCCCGACAGCCATCGGCAACGTCTCAGGCACCGGGCCGGTCTCGATTTCGGACAATGTGACCACCGCCGATGGCCTGACCGCCTACATTGTCAACGGCCCCGAGCGTTACACCTGGGCCGCCCTCAGCAATACATTCACTTTGTTGCCAGGCACAGACGGTCCCTGGACGGGCGCAAATGTCTGCGAGGTGGTAGACAACTACAACATCTACAACGAGCCAGGAACGCAGAATTGGGGCGCTACAGACCTTGGCAGCAGCTTGAGCATCAACGCTTACTATGGCTCCAAGGATGGCTCCCCTGACAATTTGGTGTCCATCATTGTTGACCATCGCCAGGTCTACCTGCTTGGCGAGTACACGACCGAGGTCTGGACGGACATTGGTAACGTAATCCCCGGCATCATCTCTTTTCCGTTTTCTCGTGTCCCCGGCACTATGGTGCAGCATGGCATCGCCGCTCAGTTCTCAGTGGCTCGATTTGCCGAGGCGTTCATGTTCGTCAGCCAAGATCGGCGCGGGCAAGCCATCATTGGCATGATCTCCGGTTATCAATTTCAACGCATCTCAACCCATGCGGTTGAGCAATCGTTGGTTGACAAGACGATCTCGGACGCCACCGCATGGACCTACCAGATCGAAGGCCATGAGTTTTACGTGGTGACCTTCCCCAGCGCCGATCTGACCTGGGTCTACGATCTGGCGAGCCAGGCTTGGCACAAGTGGCTGTCCTTTGCCGATGGCAATTTCCACCGGCATCGCACCAGTTTTGGCACTAACTTTGCGGGCAACATCGTTGCTGGCGATTACGAACTCGGTCTGCTTTACCAACTGAGCAACACCGTCTACACAGACAACGGCGATCCTATTCGCCGCCTTCGCCGAGCGCCGCATCTGACCACTGATTTGCAGCGCCAGTACTTTGACGAATTCCAGATTCAATTCCAGCCTGGCGTTGGCCTAGCGGGCATTGATCCAACGGATTTGTTGAGTAATCTGCTGGCTGAAGGGTTTCCGTTTCTGGCCACAGAGTTGGACGATGACATAGCCACCGAGACTGGCATCGGGCTTCTGGCTGTCACGCCGATTACTACGTCTGATGACTTGCTGACCGAATCCGGCGAAGATATTTTGGTGTCTTCCGCCACCACTCAAGGCGTCAACCCGCAGGCCATGCTGCGCTGGAGCAACGATGGCGGCAGCACTTGGTCGAATGAGCATTGGACTAGCATCGGCAAGATTGGGCGTTACCAGAATCGCGCTATCTGGCGCCGCTTGGGCATGGCTCGGGATCGCATTTTTGAGGTCTCCATCTCCGATCCGGTCAAGGCTGTGATCGTCTCGGCTAACCTCAAGGCGTCAGTCGGCGACAACTGATGGCCACCAATACCAACATCAACTTCCCGCAGTCCGAATTCTTGGACCCTCTTACCGGGCGGCCAGCGCGGGAATGGATGCTTTGGTTGATGAGCCCCAGCGTTATTGCGCTCAACTCCAAGACGGCCTTGAGCGTCCAGTCTGGCGGCACAGGCCTATCCACCACGCCAACGAATGGCCAACTGCTCATCGGCAATGGCGTTGGTTACACGCTTAATCCGCTGACGCCAGGCGCTGGTATTGGGGTGACCAACGGCGCTGGCACAATTGCAGTCGCGAACACCGGCGTCCTGTCTTGGTCTGGTGGCGCTACTGGCCTGACCCCGGCTGCGCCAACCACTGGCAACATCACACTATCCGGCCTGCTCAACGTTGCAAGCGGCGGCACCGGGCAAAGCAGTTATATTGACGGGCAGCTGTTGATCGGCAACACCACTGGCAACACGCTTGGCAAGGCCACGCTGACCGCTGGTAACGGTATCGCCATCACCAACGGTCATGCCTCAATTACCATAGCCTCTCAAAGGTTTTATGGGGCTTTTGCGGACTACACCAATCAACCGCTTGCAAGCACCGCAACCGGCCAGGTGATGACCCTCAACACTACCGACATAGGTGGTCATGGTGTGTCGGTGGTCAGCAGTTCTAGGGTGACCGTTACCAATGCGGGCACCTACAATTTTCAGTGGTCAGGGCAATTCAGATCCACCAGCGCCGCGCTGGAAGATGTTTACGTTTGGATCAGGATAAACGGAACTGATGTGGTTGGCTCTAACGGCCTTGTTTCAGTCCCCAACAAACACGCTGGTGTTGATGGCCATACGATTGCGGCGTGGAACTATATGCTCAATCTCAACGCCAACGATTATTTGGAGTTGGTGTGGGGCGGCGGCAGCACAGCCTTGAGCCTTGCAACGTATGCGGCAGGCGCTTCGCCAACCAGACCATCGACTGCGTCTGTGATTGCAACAATTCAACAGGTATAAATTCATGAGCGCAACCCTCAGTCCTAACCCAATCATGCAGTTCTTTGACCTTACGGGCGCTCCGTTGGTTGGCGGGACGCTACAAACATTTGCGGCTGGCACAAGCACGCCGTTGGCCACCTACACCGACTCTAGCGGCCTGGTTGCCAACCCAACCACCATCACGCTGAACACTCGAGGCGAAGCGGCGGTTTGGCTTGGTCCGGTTGCATACAAGATGACGCTTCGGGATGCCGCAGGTGTTTTGATCTGGACTTCCGACAACATCACCACCCAGGACGCCATCAACGCTCTGAACGCGTTTGAAACCAGCCTAGCCAACACCACCAGCAGCACGCAAGGATCGTCGCTGGTTGGCTATGTCCCGGCATCAGGCCCGCCAGGTCGCACGGTGCAGGCCAAGCTACAAGATACCGTGAGCGTTAAAGACTTTGGCGCCGTTGGCGATGGGTCTACCGATGACACTACTGCGTTTCAGAATGCCATTGCGTACTGCCAAAGCAGCACGCCCTATGGCGGGAGAGCGCTTTACATTCCCGGCGGTCGGTACAAGATCACCAGCTCGCTGACCATTAGCAAATTGTTTATTACGATCTTTGGTGATGGAGCCAATGAGTCTCAGATTTACGCTGTTGGCCTGTCCACCAGCGCTTTGACTACGGCCAGTATGCAGTACTTGCGGCCGTTCCTTCACGACTTTGGCGTGGTCAATACCGGCACCGGCAAGGGCATTGACTTTGGCAACATCACGGGCCAGGTCTATCTCGGTGAATTGAAGAACCTCTACATTGAGTCTGGCGACGATGGGTTCTACGCCCCGCACTTTTTCTCGATGGTGGTGATGAACGTCTCATCGCTCAGTCGGACGGGCCACTCGTTCCGCGTTGCCTGCGGGCCTGGCGTCAACTGGATTGGTTGCTACGCGCTGGAGTGCGGGCCAGGCAAAGCAGGCTACAGGCTTCGTGGCAGCATTCTGATGAACGCCTGCAACGGGCTGAACGAAGGTGACTTTTGGGGCGTCTTTGGCAGCAACCCGACAAACCTTGACGGGTTCCAAAACGATTTTGATGACAACGATTACCCCGACATTACGCTGCTGAATTGCAACCTTGAACGCTGGGGCAGTTTGACCACTGGCGGCGAGGCGGTCCGCGTAGTGAACACCTATCGGACCTTCACGTTTTTAGGCGGCAAAATTGACCGGTTTGATTTGGCGACCAATTACTCTGCCATCATCAACTGTTTCACCGGGTCCAATGGCGGCACCGAACCTGTGCGTCTAGGCATAGGGGCGTTGTTCCTTGGCGGCGGCACGCCATCATTGGCCAACTTGTATTCGTCCGGGCAGGCGTTCTACTTTGACATCAACGACCAGTTCTACGTTAGCGGCATCACCTCGTTTAAGCAAGGCGCCACGGTCTATCCGATTCTCCGGCAGTGGGTGGCCGGCGACATTTACGGCAACAACGCCCACTATTTCAGTGCCATCTCGCCCCGGCGCACTAGTTTGCAGATGGTGCGATATGCCGAGCCTGCGGCATTGACGCCGTCAGGCGTTGGTACAACTATTGTCGTTACTGGGTACACTAAAGTAGTTGTGACCGCCGCCCCAGGAACTACGCTTACAACCGCAACATTCGACACCACAACGAACGCAGTGTCGGACTACGGCCGCAACGGCGATCTGCTCATTGAGGCTAGCAACGCCAACCTGACAATCAATCATTCCGCATCCGGCGCCAATACGTTCAAGCTGACAGGCGGCGTCAATCTGACATTGGCAGCGGGCCAAGTGGTGCGTTTCTGTCTATCCGACACCGGCGGCAACTGGTGGCAAGTCTAAAAAGGACCAATCATGTCTGGCGTTAAAATTTCAAATCTGCCCGTTGTAGCGGTCACACCGCTGACGGGCGCCGAACTTCTTGCTGTAGTTCAAGGAGGCGTCACCTCGCAAGCCACGGTGGCGCAGTTGTTCAACTACGTTGAACCAAACTTGTACTTGTACGAGAACTTGGCGGTGGTCTCAACCAATTACACCATCAGCACCAACTACAACGCAATGAGCGCCGGACCCATCACGATCAATTCTGGCGTATCAATCACCGTCCCCACTGGCTCCTCTTACTCTGTTGTCTAAGGAAAAATCATGACCGTAACTATCAATGGCGCAGGCACCATCACCGGCTTGACCTCGGCTGATGTGCCGCAAGTGAACGCCAGTTCTCAAGTCCTTATTGGTGGCCCAACTACTAGCACTTATGGATGGGGCTTGCAAACTTATGGAAACAGTACTACTCGTGCTTCAGACATTATGGGGTGGAGATTTTCTCCAGACACAAATAGCGCAATTCTTGGTTTATTTAAAACGCGAGGCACAACTGCATCTGATATAACTACGCCAGTTCAAACCAATGATTTTCTTGGTGCAATTGGGTTTTACGGATCAGTTGGTTCTGCTGGTATAGCAAATAATGCTACTATTAATGGATTTGTTGATGGCACAGTATCTTCGTCGCCAGTTACACTTGATACCGCTATTTCCATTTCTACTGCTGCAGTTGAACGATTTCGAGTTGGTAGTTCTGGTGAAGTATCAATTCAAAAGAAACTTCTTGTTGGCGGCCCTACTTCAGCCGCTGGTTTGTTTGGTGTTCAAGTGTACGGCGACGCCACTACAGCAGCGCCCAGCACCGTGGTCCGAGGATACTCAAACACCACTGCTGGCGCTAGCATTTATTTAGTAAAAACTCGCGGAACATCGGCTACGTCTTTTGACGCGGTTCAAAGCGGTGATACTCTTGGCTCAATGTCGTTCTTGGGTTCAGACGGCACTGCCAACCAAGGCCGCGCTGCAATTACAGGCGCTGTTGATGGCGCAGTCTCGGCAGGCGTGGTTCCGACCTCCATCACTTTCACCACCGGCACAAGCGTTGGCACCCAGCAGATGGTTATTACTAGCG